CCCCTTTCGGGGCCTCTCGCATCGTCTTGGTGAATTTTTCATCAAGGTTTTGCGATGCTTCGCCTTGGGGTTTTAGGCCCTTTAGGCTTTTACACTAGGACCAATATGTACATCGACATTGTCGTGTTTTCGGTGTATGATTATTTAGTGGTACTTGAGTACCAATATGATCATATCCCTTCGTCTGATCTTATTAGCCCTTATCGGGCTATTTTGAAAAGACGATGTCCCGACGGTTTTTGGCTTAAAGACGAGGTTTTGCTTCGTCCTGCCTTGATCGCTTGGACTAAACGCTTCAATGACGCTGCACTTTGGCTCTAGTGATCTCTCTTCTGGTTCCTCTACCGATATGGATGGTAACCTATCGATGCGGACCCAGATTACATCTGATGAGGTATATCATGTCATCTACAACGCGGAATCATCGAACCGCATGGAAGTGGTCCGGTAAGGGCCATGATCCTAACGGTTCTCCCAATACTTACGGTGCATCTGGCACCGGTTGGGATGATTCTTTTGTTGCTTCTGGCGGTGATATGCCTGGTTGGAGGTGGGTCGTTTCACACGGCTTTAGCGCGACTAATAATCGCGATTGGGTCGGGTGGTCCGGCGAACCCCTGTCGTTTGATGCCGACATTGCTTGGTATCTTAACGGCGGAACCGTCGAGTCGAATTTCGTTGGTGGTGGCACTTATATGCCTTCACTTCCGACTATCGCCTCGGTACCAGCCTCAGTTGTAACCTCTGTTCACAACCGCGCTATCTCTAAATTCCTTTCTGCCTGCGAAGATTCTCGATCGGCTTTTCAGTCCGGTCAAGATATTGGCGAGCTTAAGGAAACTTTAGAGACAACCCTCAATCCAATGCGAGGTCTTAGAGACCTAACTCTCTCTTATATTGACAAAGCGAAAAGGATCGCTCGTCGTAAGGGAGGTGGCCCCTCTATTTCCAAAGCGTTGGCTGATGCTTATCTCGAGTACCGATTTGGATGGAATCCTCTGGCGGCAGATGTCGCCTCGGGTATTGCATCCATTCATAAGCAGCATATGTCCCAATGGACTTCTGCTTCATGTGGTGCTTCTGCCCCATTTACCTCTAATGAGGGAACGTGGCAGATTAACATCATCGGCGGTGCTATGTTCTTTCCGTACCGTGTGACGGGTACGTATTACGAACGCTACCGTGGCTCGATAAATAATGGGTCTGTGAATGGGACTCGATCGCTAGGTCAGGAATTGCAGCTTGATTTGCCGCATTTCCTCCCTACCGTTTGGAACCTCATTCCCTACTCGTGGGTTGTCGACTATTTCACCAATGTTGGTGATATAATCGACTCGTCCTGTTTCGCCTCTTCTAATCTACGTTGGGTTTGCTTAACTACTCGAACCGAGCACCTGATTTCTTTTAAACCAGGTTCTTGGCTCAATGGTCAAGGTAATCCTTCGTTTACTAAAAGAGGCTATGTAACAGTTAGCGCAACAAGGATGCGGAGAATACATGGTACTCGCTCTAACGTTTCTCCTAGTTCTCTGGTTCCGAGTTTGGAATTTCATATTCCTCTCAGTTCCAGGCCCTGGGAAAACATTGGAGCTTTACTTGCTTCTCGGCTTCTTTGAACCCCCTTTTATGGGTTTCTCATAATGTTGTCCTACCGAGGTATTACCTCATGACGATGCAAATCACTTCTCCCGTCACGGGAGGAACTCAGACGGGGTTTACGACACCAACTTATACGTTGGTGGCGGATACCCCGCCGGCGCCAAATCAAGTCCAGAAGGCTGTTACCGCTATTGGCGGTACCCAGGCTGGTGTTGATGCGGCGTCTTCGGCAAGTCGCCCTTTCACTGTCACCGTCAGTCGGCCTGCTGTTCTCAAACAGCTTGCCCCTGTCGATCCAGTGACTGGCGTCTTGCGTGCGGTTCCAACGAACACGTACAAGGTCATCGTCCGCAAAGGCGTCACTCCGTTGGCGGGTCAGTCATCTCGCGTTTTGAACGCGACGTTGACGCTCGACATTCCGGCTGGCGCTGATGTGGCCGATGCCCCTAACGTCCGAGCTGCACTTTCCCTAATGATCGGAAGTATCAATCAGATATCTTCCGGCATTGGAGATTCGTGTGTCTCGGGTGTCATCTAAGCTGTCACCCTCGCGGGTTTCATCTCGGATGAGTGTTCATGGAAATGTGACTATCATTAGTTTATCCTTCGTACTTTCTAGGTCGAAGAATATACGACTTGGTTTTCACTTTTCCGTTCAGCGTTGGTGATAATCACCTTCGTTGAATAGTTCCGCACGTTGGAGGCTTGCAGTGAGTTTTACTCCTGACGCTCTTTACACGGCAATTCTCAATGATGTAAAACCTTATCTTGAAGGTTTAGACCCTCAATTTGAGGTTCCCCCTTCCGTTAAACCTAGTCAGTTTCAGGCCCATTCTCTACTTCGCGGTTTGCTAAAAAAGCTACCGCCTGTAGACCAGGACCTAGCTGACCAGGCTTCTATGGATGACTTCGTAGCGGCTAATAACCGCTGCGGGGCTTGGGGTAAGGATGGCTGGAATGATCTTGATCATCTTATGTTCAATGAACTTAAGCTTGAACTTGATAATTTCTTCCACCCTCGTGGCCAGTTCCTATTTTCTTCATACTTCGATATTTTGAAGCATGCGAAGATGGGCCCTGGTTCGGCCATCGGAACTAAGCAGAATAGCTTTTACGCTAAACTGTTCAGCTCTAAGATGGCTACTACATCAACGAGTCTATACACGTTGTATAGAAGTTACATCCAATGGTTTTCGGACTTTTCGGATGCGGAGGCCATCCGTTATGAGAAGTTCGGATTTCCACGAGTAACTAATTGTAGTCGATCTAGCTTCGTCCCAAAGACGTCAAGCAAGAGTCGTATGATTTGCGTGGAGCCCTCTCTGAATGTTTTTTACCAGTTAGGACTCGGCGCTTTGATTGCGGACAGGCTAGGTTCGGCCTTTAAGGTCGGCCTAGAATTCCAGCCCCCAATCAATCGTACACTCGCTAAGGTTGGGTCGATTGATGGTAGCTTTGCTACTATCGATCTTTCCTCGGCTTCTGATTCCGTTTCGGTAGAGCTGTGCCGTAATCTCTTACCAAAGTACCTTTTTGATACTTTGATGGATTTGCGGTGCAGTTTTACAGATTTTGGGTCAGGGCCTCTTAGGTTGAATATGATATCTACTATGGGTAATGGTTTTACATTTCCATTGCAGACTGTCTTATTCAGTTGCATGATTCGTGCCACTTACCGTACTTTAGACATTGAAGTACGGGACGGTGTTGACCCAAATTGGGGGTGTTTCGGAGATGATCTTATTTGCCTTACTCAGGCATCTAATCGTCTTCTCCGTCTACTCACAATCTGTGGCTTCACCGTTAATGTCACGAAGTCCTTCTTTGAAGGACCGTTTCGAGAGTCCTGTGGTGCTGACTGGTTTTCCGGTCAGTACTGCCGTCCTGTTTACATTCGTAAACATAAGACGGTTCAGGATACTCTCGTCGCCGTTAACCTCCTAAATGAATGGTCTGCGAGAACTGGAATAATGCTAAGATCTAGCATTTCTTATTTGCTTTCGACGATTGGTAAGAAGCATTTACTTCTTGTCCCGTTTTCGGAAACAAATGATTCCGGCCTTCGCGTTCCTTTCAGTGTCCTCAATCGTGGTCGAATAAGGTATGATAGAAATCTTACGATCTTGTATCGTAAGTTCCTGTCTGTCCCTAAGCGAATCACTTTTGGTGACGGGGTAATCCGTTACCCCAAGGGTGTTAGGAGGACTTTGATTTACAATCCGCCAGGGTTGTATCTCAGTTTCCTCTTAGGCGAGTTGGTATCCTGTTCTATCACCGTCAGGCATGACGATGTTAGGTACAGGTCGAAGCTTGGGCGTATTCCCCATTGGGACTACGTCGACTCCTCTAAACCTTTTGACGGAATAGGTTTAGATTGGCTGCGGTGGGAAACCGCCGCGAAGATTAATATTCCTTATTAATCTTCATCCCCTACAGTAATGTAGGCAGAGC